GTGGAGGGGCGGGTGGGATTTTTTTTGTGAATGCAATGGAATTGGGGAGTTAGGTGGGATACGACTATTCGTATCGCTGGAAAGCGGGGGAATTGTTGAGGTTGTTAAAAAAAAGTGAGGGAGCAACAGGATTGGAGCTCCCTCGGACCAAAAAGGAATGAAAGAAGAACTGGGGAGGATTGTGGCATGGATGGGGGTGAGGTGTCAAGAGATTTGGGATTGGGTTGAGTGGGAGGGAAATTCTTGACGATTTGGTTTTTGGGCTGTTACGCTTGTGTTGGTATGGAAGAGAAGATCGAAGCAAGCCAGCAGAAAGAAGAGAGCAAGGTTGAGGGAGGGGAGAGTGCTTTGGTGGAGCACAGCTCGAGGTACGTGTATTATCGGAAGTTGAAGAGGGAGACGAGAATAACGCGGGTGTTGAGTTTGCTGAGGGCTGAGAGGGGGGAGGAGAGTGTGGTGGGGGAGATGGGATTGGAGAGGGAGGAATGGGAGGAGTTGAAGAGGGAGGCGTTGGAGGAGGAAGGGAGGAGGTTGGGGAGCAGGAGCAAAGAGGAGATATACGCACAGTATGTGATAGCGCAGAGCGCGTGTGTGAGGGATTTGATGGAGGTTAAGAGGAAGGGGAAAGCGAACGCTGGGCAGAATGCAGCTTGGGTAAGTGCGGTTAAGGCAAGGAGTGAAATATTTGATCGGATAATAAAGATGGGATGGGAGTTGGGGTTGGTAGAGAGGAGAGAGGTTGAGGAAAGTAAGGGAAAGGGGACGGAGGTCAATGTGGGGGTGGTGTTGAGTGGGTTGAGCGATGTTGAGTTGAGGGGGAAGGTGGTGAGGGAGTTGAGCAACTTGAACGATATCATGGAGGAGTTTGGGGAGAAGGACATTTTGGAGTTGAAGCCTGGTAGGATGTACACGAAGATGGTTACGACCAGGAAGAATCCGACTGATTCTAACCGGGTGCATTCTGGGGCGGGGGTGAACAGGAGAAGTAAAGGTGGGGCTTGAGAAACTGACAGCGGAGAAGTTGGCCAGGAAGTTTCACGATGAGTATGAGAGGTTGGCCCCTGAGTTTGGGTGGAAGAGTCAGGAGAGTTGCAGGAAGGGATTTGACGAATTGCCTGAGAGCAACAGGGAGTTGATGGTAGAGGTGGCAAGGCAGGTAATTGTGTGGATAGTGGAGACGATGTTGGAGGAGGCAAGGAAAGAGATTCCTGATAGTGAGTTCAGGAAAGGGAAGTGATGGGTTGTAAAGGGGTTGTTGTAGAGGTTGTGGTAGTTTGGCTTTGCATATTTGTGTGTTTTTTGGTTGCTTGTGTATCGGACAAGAAAGTTCAGAAAGAGGAAGTGAAGTTGGGGGAACTCCAGGAGGTTGAAGAGCTACCGTCTTGGTCGAGGTTTCCATTTCCTAGTGAGAGAGATGAAGGAGAGGAGGAGGAAGGTGGAAAGTGAGATCAGGATTCGCAAGGGATGGAGGCTAAGGTGTTCTGCTTGTCGGTTTATGAACGAGTGCGGATATTACGGGGCAAGCGATATGAAAGAAGAAGAGCTACAGTGTCAAGTTGTGGATTTGAATTTTCCTTGGGTGACTTTGAGTACGCCGGTGCATGCAGGTTCTGTGTGTCGAGTATCTCAGGTCTTCAAGTTGAGCGAGAGGTGAGGATATGAAGAAGGTATGGGTGGTGCTTGGCAATATCTGGATGTTGCCCAATACGATACTGACGGGGCTGTACTTGTTGGTATTCTGGGCAATGGGTTGGGTGGTGTTTGAAGGGGTTGGCAGTTGGAGTTTGAAGGTAAGGGTGTTGAAGGGATCCTGGTTGTGGGAGAAGATGGGGGATTGGGTAGGATGGAGTGGTGGTTGCTTTATCATCATGAGGATATTTTACGATAGGGGCATAAAGCATGAGGAGAGGCACACCAAGCAACAGATGGTGTTTGGGGTGCTGCAGCCTGTGTTGTACGTGTTGTGTTCTGTATTTATTTATTTTTTCTTGAGGAACCAGCATCCATATTACTCAAATCCTTTTGAGATTGATGCAAGAAGAGCCGCAGGACAGATGGTGTTGGTGCCGAAAGAGTATTGGGACGATGAGAACAGGTGGATTTGGTGGTAGTAAGCAACGGAAATGGAGGGCCTCAAGGTTCTGGAACGCTGGTCAACTGGTCTTTGATCTGGGCTGACGAGGCAGACGAGAAGAAAATATACAGAATGAAGTGTTCTGTGTGCTTGGCTGACTTGAAATGTGGGGTGGTATTTCCAGAGCCGGGTTTGAGACTTTGCTTGAAATGTTTGTCAGAGATACATGACACTGCAATAAACAATCTGAAGAAGGATTCGGGAGGTAAAGAAAATGAAGGTCACTAGATTCTTGGCTTTGTTGTTGGTTCTCCTTGGAATGAGCAGCCTTGCGCAAGCGCAGATCACGACTGTGCGAGGTGAAGATGAGAACGAGTGGAAGCGAACGCTCAAGACAGATACCAAGGGACGATTGCAAGGGGTTCAGGCACAGAAAGTCTTGCACAACTGCGATTCAAAGGCTGATTGGACAGCTCTAAGCAATGACACAACGGGGATAGATGAAGATCTTGACCACGTCGAAGGTGCCAAGTCTCTCGAATTCGACAAAGTGGACGGAACGGACAATACCAAGCTTGGCGGAATTCAGAAGACTATTACGTCTGTGGACATCTCACACTACATGGAGAACAACGGGTTTATCATGGTCTCTCTGAATGTGAGTGCGACCACAGATATTGACTACTGTTTTATCAGGCTTGGGACGGACGGATCAAATTACAACGAGTGGAGAGTGGACGACGATGCTTTGAGTGCAGGTTGGCAGCAGATACGGTTTGCTTTTTATGCTCCAAGCACGGCGGGAAATCTTGGTAATGGAATGGCAGCAACTGCGATTACGTATTTGGCCTTGGGGTGTGCGTTCGATCTTGAGACGAGCTTACTGGCTGACATCAGGGTGGACAATATCGCGATCAACACTGGATTTCAGACTTCTGCCGATTTGAGCTCCCAGGTGTCAAGTGCTGTGGCTACTCCAAATGTGAACGTGTTGAAGATAGCATCTCAACCGGTTGATATGGGGGCGGGTAATGTTGGAGTTGGAACGCAACGAGTCATTGCAGCTACTGACGATCCGAATCTGTCTAAGCTAAGTGCATGGGATGACGGAGCAGATCGGGCAAAAGTGAACGTGGAGCACGACTGGAAAATTGACGGGATGGATTCTACAAGTGGTTGGGCAGTTGCGAACGATGCCACAGCTAACATTGCATTATCAAGCAATCATGTTCAGGGTACTGGATCCCTTACTTTTGACAAAGTGAACGGGACGAATTTTACTGAGGGGTACATTGAGAAAACAATTACCTCGTTGGATTTGAATGACTATGAAGCGCACAACGTCATTGAATGGAAAATGTACTTGAGTTCTTTGGGAGACGTCGCATACGTCTTTCTTCGGTTGGGAACTGATAGTTCCAATTACTCAGAGTGGCGAGTTATAGATGAAGATTTAACCGCTGGCAAATGGAATCCCATTTCCATGTTTGCTGGAGATCTTCAATATGCAGTGGTTGGAACCGGGATGGACTCTACTGCGGTAACTTATGTTGCTGTAGGTGCATCATTTGATGCCGAAGATGATTTACTGAGTGGCATTGGCGTAGATGATATAGATATTCACGAGACGGCGCATACTACGGCTTCGATTGCTGCTGAGGTCAAGACCTCTGTGACAACTGCAAATATCAACTTGCAGAAAGTTGGGAACAAGACTGTCGACAGAAATGTTGGTGCATCTGGGGATGGGACGCTTCGTGTTGTCAATGCCACTGACGATCCGAATCTATCCAAGATGACGGTCATGGATCTTGACACAACTGGTTCTGTGGATAACAGACAAGTTGCAGCTATTGTGACCCAATCCGCAACTGGTGCTGTGCTTAACAGTCCGACCGCTCCTCTTTATACATCAAGTGCAGGAAGTGTTTCTGTTACTGCATCAGCAGGTCCAACCGCTACTGATACCACGCCTGATCTAATTTTAGCAGCTCAAGACGTAGCTGGTCATCCTAGTTGGGGTTTGCAACTCATAAACAATGGTGGCGGAAGCGGAAGTGCTTTATCGGATGCAGATGTGCAAGTATCAAGGGACGGTGGCACAACTTGGTTTTCCTTGACTTGGACTGCGTGTGATAATTTGGCAGCAAGCGCTAGTTGTGATTATGATTTCCCATTGAATTCGTACACCAATATCAGAGTTTACACAACTGCGGTTGTTGATACGACAGCTACAGTAAATTTCTCGTCTGTAAAGTAAGGGGAACGCAATGAAGAAAATATTTGCTAGTGTTGCTCTGGTTATATTTGCATTCTTCTCGCTTGGAGTGAGTCCATTTGTTCGTACCGATGGGGAGTCCCAGGTTCAGGGGCCGCTTAGGGTCTACGAGGACATTTACAACCATAAGAACAGCATAGACCAACTTGTGACCACGGAGACCACAGACAACATCACGCTTTATGTTCGCTCGACTGGTGCTGACACTAACACTTGCCTCACGGTAGGCGACGCTTGTCTGACAATTCAGGAAGCCATTGACCGGATCCCCAAATCAATCGGGCACAACGTCTTGGTTGATGTGGGGCCCGGTAGTTTCGCGGGCTTCTACCTGACGGGATTCAACCTGACATTTCCTAACGGACAACTCGAAATTAGCGGAGATCTCGGCAACCATACTCCAGGGACGGGAACCGGCTCAGGAACAGCCGACGGAGGTTCTACTCTCCAATGTGCGGATAGCGGTCAAACCTGGACAGTAGACGCTCTCATAGGCAAAATGGTCCTGGTCGACGGTGAGTATCGGTTCATACGAGACAACGACGCCACTTCTATTGACCTTGTCGGCCCGCTACAGGCTACCTGCAACGGCAAGGCCTACCAACTCATTCAACACGACACTGTGCTTGATACATTCCCACCGAACAATGTATACGCTTACATAGAAGGCTATGGGATTACTGCTAGCGGGCCTCCAACATCGGGACTTATCTGGGTAACAGACTTTGCTACAGACGGGCAGAGTGGATGGTATGACACTTGGTGGTTTTATAACACAGCAAGTGTATCGGTTGCACGAATCTTTGGTGATGAAGCATACTATGGCGGGGGTTGGCAAAATGTTTACGGGGTTTCGCGTGCGGAGGACATTTGGTTGGAGGATGGAGCCGCATGGGCTATGTTTTACATCTTACACTCTGATCATTTGAGGGCTTACAGAGTAATGGCAAAAAGAGGAGGTGGTAGCGGGGTCATTGCAGAAGCGATAACCTTTTTCCGTAGTAATTATTTCTATGCCGAAGATAATGTGGCAGATGGAATTTCATTTTATAACATAGGGACGTATGTTACGGTGAGCGGATATCTTCGAAGTGTTGGAAATGGGGGGTACGGAGTCGCCCTTTACAACTGTGGTAACATGAACTTTGATGAGGTATACCTCGAGGGGAACACAAAAAGCGGATTGTACGTAGGCACTGGCTGCAAGTGGGTTGACCTTGACTCTGGCACTATTGAAAACAACTCAGAGTACGGCATACAGATGGGGGAAGATACGTCCAGTCCTCGCTCTGCCATGGCTTTCCTTGATGCAGGCGGAACGATCACTGTACAAAATAACACACTTGGTGGGGTTCGACTTGAGAACCATTCGATAATTCGACTGGCGGGAATGACTGGCACAAACACCGGGGCTTACGGTTTATCGCTTACTTCGCGTTCACATGCTTCCGTTACATCTGCGACTGCTGTAACTGGTGCTACTGGTAACGCGACAATGGATGAAGGAACAACTATTTTGACTTGGGCGACAGATTTCGCAAATGATGGGGATGTTGTAACAAATCTATCGAATTTTTGTCGCATTGAGAGGAAAGACTAATGAAACGTTTTACACTATTCCTTATCTTTTGTTTGCCTCTCTTACTTGGTGCTAGTTCAGTAAGAATTCTTACTGGTGATTTGCACGGAGGCACGATCCAGAAGGCTACTGACCGTAATGTGACACTCTATGTTCGTACAACGGGGAATGATGTTAATGATTGTCTTACCACTGGGAATGCTTGTCTTACTATTCAAGAGGCAATCAGTCGTATCCCGAAAGAGATACAGCATGATGTTGTTGTGGATATCGGAGAAGGCAGCTTTGCTGCTTTCAATGTTGATGGGTACAACATAGATTTCAATGGCAACTTTGACATTCAAGGGACGCTTGGGCTCGTATCGTTGTCAGGGACAAAGCCAAATAGCGGGACACCATCAGCGGTTGGATCAAGTGACAACCATCGGTACATGGACGACACGGATCACGGTCTGGATAATTGGGCAGTCGACGAGTTGGTGGGTAAACTGCTCGATTGTTCTGGTCCAGTAGGCAACACAGGTCATCCGATCATTGCGAACACAACGACCAGGATACATTATGCAGGTAGCGAAACATGTCTTACATCTTACGAGATATTGGAACAGAAGACTGTGCTTACCGGAACAGGTGGACAAAGCTATGCACCTATTGAAATCACCAATGTCTTTTCGTTTTGGCCCAATAGGTTTGAGATTCGCAACGTTAAGTCTACTGACTCTGCAACCATAGGTATTCTCATGTATGCTTCTTCTGGTACGGTTGAACGCTGTTACATGAGCGGCAAGGCATACAACTACGCTCTTGGTCAGTCTCCTCGAGTTGCGCGGGCAGCCGATTGTTATTCAGGGATCAATATATTCGGAGGTTTCGTATTTCAACAGAGTGGTGGTGTAACTGTCGAGGATCCGGCAGGTGAACGCATTGTTGCCAATAACGCAAGCACTACTGGTCCAGCTATTTATTTAATGCAAAGTAATACAGTGCGGCTCAAGCATGCTTACGGCTACAATTCTGGTAGAGTGGGGCTCGGAATCGAAGCTGTCCAGTATGCACTGATAGAAGATTCCGAGTTTTTTGACAACACACAGTCTGGTGTGAGGGTCGATACGGATCAAGCAAACCTTACCATTGCCCCAGACGGTGCCGTTAGCAACGTGCACCTAGATACCACAGTCATACACGACAACCAAGACGGGGTTTACGCTACCAATGGAGCAATAGTGCAGTTTTATAACACGACAGGCACAGGCAATAGCCAGCACGGGGTTGAACTTGTTCACGGAGCTAAACTCACTCACATGACTGGCAATACGCTTACTGGAACATCTGGTGACATTACTCTTAATGGAGGGACCACAACTCACACTTGGGCAGAAGTCAACGCGAATGACTATTATAATTCAGACAATGGTTGTCGTGCGTGGAAACCATAAGGAGATCGTTTTATGAAACAATTTCTCATCGTAGTTAGTGCAATTTTTGTTGCTGGACTTGTCATGGCCGGTACGGTCTACGTGGACAGTACAGGCGTCTATACCCCCGCCTATGCAAGCAGGAGCAATAGTTTTACTGCTGATCAAACTATTAGCAATGCAGGGTCAAACAACAATTCATACAAAATTTTGGTGGTCGCAAACGACGGAGGGGTTGCTCAGACAGGTTCTTTCTACACGGCACAAGGCAACGATCCCTACTTACGCATCAGTGCGCCGAATGATGCGGGAGCAGAAACCGGAATTATTGACATTCACGATCAAGTTATCGCCTTTGTCAACGATGCCACCACCGACATCGGAACCCTTGGCGCCAACAGACCCAAGAATATTTACGCATCTGGTGGCGGTACTTTCGGAGGTGATCTTATAGCTGTTGGAGGTCACTTTACAGCAGATCTTCAAGTTGACGGGACAGACATAGGAATGGTAGGTGATCTTGACCTCATCAAGATGGATATCAATATCTTGACAGTCAATGGTGACTTGCGGGTTGAGGGTAGCGAAGTTGGCACGTCGACTGACACTGATTTAATTAGCATGGCAGACAATGCACTAACCATAAATGGTACGCTCTCCCCAACTGGGGATATGAACGCGCCGAGTGGCACAGCCATGGAGTTGACGTATTGGTATCAGGATAATGTGGCTGCCTCGCAGACAGATGCCGTGCTCAACATGGACGGAAATACAAGCAGACCAGAAGTTCCGACAATTCGGTCAGGGTCAGTGATTGGAATTGCTCTTTACACAAACGAAGCTAGGTCGGCCGGCACACTTACCGCCGACGTTACAGTTGATGGCACCAAGACAGGACTTACAGCGGTATTAGACGATGCCACACAGACCAAGACAACAACCCAGGCCAAGGACACTGACACCTTCACTGCTGGACAACGTATTGGCGTGAAATTGACAACGGATGGAACATGGGCTCCGATCACTGCTGATATAACCGTGACAGTGCTTGTTGAGCAATAGGAGAGGAACATGAGAAAACTTTTGTGGTGTGTTGTTTCGGTTTTGATAATGTGTTTTTCTTGCGCCACGGCGAAGGTGGACACGGTTTCTGATGGGAAGCTAGAGGAACCCAAAGACAACGAAGAGAAAAAAGAGAAAGAGAAGCCAATCCCTCCTTGGGTCAAGCATCCTCGAGAAAGGCCGTCTCTTCTTGATTGAGGTGCTATTATGAAGAGATGGTCTGAAATGGGTTGGAAAGAAAAACTTTGGCGCGTTGCCAGATCTATATTTTTTGGGGTTGTTGCTTTTTTCATTCTGGCATATTTTGCGTCAATGTTTGTTGCTTGTCATTTACTGCCGATTTAACAAAGGCAGAGGGAGAAAAAATAAGTTATGGAAAAGCAACGAGGAATGGGTGGTTCACCAGAAAGACAGGGAGGCAAAGCAACTTGCGAATGCCCAAAGTGCAAGACTGTGGTTGATCATACAGATCGAGGAACGCCTTGCAACAAGATCAAGTGTCCCAAGTGCGGAGCCATGATGGGTCCACCTGGAGGCAAGCACGGATTCGAGAAGAAAGTGGAGAAGGGTTTTTGGAACGGAGTTCTTTGGTAACCAATGCTCCCAGCTTCTATGTGGAAGCAGGCTCGGCATCTCAAGTCAGTGTCGTAGCTGTCAAGGAGCGAGCACCATAAAGGAGGTGTAGGATGGCTTCAGGAGTCAACAGGGTAGTAGTCGGAGCGGTGGTTGGCACAGGTAGTGCCATGAACATTGACACGGTTGGGTTTCGTCCGAAACTCGTTCGTGTCGTGAATGTTGGTGCAACTGGTCTGTCCCGTCTTGAGTGGTTCAAAGGTCAGGCAGACGCCGCAGCGGTGAAGACGATCACCAATGGAACCATCAGTGTTATCGCAGCAAATGGAATCACGCCGAGAGCAAATGGTTTCACGCTTGGTGCAGATGCAAACGTGAACATCTCTGGTGAGCTTGCATTCTTTGAAGCTCACGAGTAGGCAGGAGGTGCGTGATGGCATCAGGAGTTGACAGAGTGGTGCAAGGTGCCTTCTACGGCACTGGAGCAACTCTCAACATGGACAAGGTGGGCTTCAGGCCCAAGCTGGTGAGAGTTGTGAATGTGGCTTCCGGTGGATTGTGCAGGATCGAGTGGTTCAAGGGAATGGCAGACGACACAGGGGTCAAGACATCCATTGACGGTGACATTTCTGTTTTGACTTCCCTTGGAATCACACCGAGAGCCAATGGGTTTGCGCTTGGTGCTGATACTGATCTGAACGTGTCAGGCGAGTTGTGTCACTACGAGGCGCACGAGTAGGTGGCTAGGGCAAAGACAATCAGAAGCTTGACAGTTCTCGGTTCTGTTTCCCTGGACTCCTTTCGCAGAACTTAGTAGACATCAAGCTTTTGGTTGTCTTTCCCTTCTTTCTTGAGGAGAAATAACATGTCAGAAGAGCTTGTAGGTTCCCTTTCTCATACGCCGGTCTATGCATACCATCGTTATCTGTCTGGCTCCAGCGACACGCTTCCAGAGACAGTGAAGAGACATGGGCTGAACACAGAAGGCTTCAAGTTTGCGCATGTTCAGGTTGTGCCGTCAGATGGGGCCAATCCAAACGTGAAAGTATTGTTTTGGTCTGACAAGGCAGCCAAGTTTGTTGAAAAACATTCGTCTCTTTCTTTTGCTGGCAAGGGTGTGGATGTGGCATTTGAGTTCGATGTTGAATGCAACGGTAGAACGATGTTTGTGTCCATTCCCAGTGGAGTCACAGCCGGTCAGAAGTGTCGAGTGTATGCAGCAGGTTTTCACATCTTGAAAAAGTAGGGTTGTTTTATGGTAGAGGCAGAAGTTTCATTACTGGCTAGCAGTCCACAAGTGCTTGCTGAAGCAAAGCGAGAGGACTTGCTTGACTTGTTGTCGCATTACAAGTCAATGGGTAATGAACTTATACGTCGCCTTGTGCTAGAGAAGAACAGGATTGACATACTTGCCAAGGTAGTGCTTGGTTACGAAGTCAAACCTTTCCATCTTTCCATGATGCAATTCCAGTTTAGACATCCTGATAGTTTGCAGCTTGCTTATAGGGGTTGTGGTAAGACTAGCTTGTGTACTGTTACCAAGACAATTCACTATCTTCTCAAAGATCCAAACCTGCGAATTTTACTTGCAAGCAAGACAACCGGAAATGCCAAGGGCTTTCTGAAGGAGATCAAGACTCACTTTGAGAAAAATGCTCTTCTTGAGGAGATATTTGGTGTTTACTATGATCCTCACAGAGTGAAGAAATGGGACGAGTATGAAATCGAGGTTGTGCCTCGCACTTCTACGGCAAGAGAGCCGTCTGTTTTTTGTATTGGGGTTGATGGTACGCTTGTTTCAAAGCATTTCGATATTTTGATTGACGATGACTTGATTGACGATGAAAACTCGCGTACTGAGCACATGAGAGCTAAGACCAAGACTTGGTATTACAAGATCTTGGATCCTTGTCTTGAACCTCCAGACAACGAAGTGGAGCATCGGGGAGAGCATCACAGACTTGGAACGCTGTATCACTACGAAGATTTGAATAACTATCTCATGAAGAATGAGCTCAAGAACTCGTTTCAGGTCTTTGTGGGTGTGGATGCAAAGGGCAGATGCCCGTGGCCAGAAAAACACTCTCCAAAATGGTTTGAGGAGAAGAGAAAGAAAAGCGGGGCTATCATCTTTGCTGCTCAGTATTTGTGCAGCACAGAAGCCATGAAGGGGCAGGTGTTTCATTATGACGACTGCCAAGTGATAGACGACAGATCGTTGCCTGCTGAATTGCGCATTTTCATGGGTATCGATCTTGCTACAAGCGAAAAGGATCAGAACACTAATGCACAGTTTGCAATTGTTGTGATCGGGGTATGTAACGAAGGAAATATCTATGTCCTTAGCAGGTATCTTCGGCACATAGGCTTCCCAAAGCAAATACGGAAAGGCATTGACTACTACGAAAGATATGATCCAATCAGGGCAGGAGTTGAAGCGAACGCGTATCAACTTGCGTTTTATCAGCAGATGAAAGATCTGGACAAGGATTACAGGTTCGTTCCTATCTATACCGATAAAGACAAGATGACCCGTGCTCTGAAGTTGACTCCTCTTTTTGAGGGAAAGAAAGTTTTCTTTAGAAAAGACATGGATGATTTGATTGACCAGTTTGTGCTTTTTCCTGGGTACGAACTAAGAGACGGGTTGGATGCTTTTGATATGGCTTACAGGGCTAGCAAGATCAAAAAAAGAAAGAAACCTCCACGCGAAGAGCCTGGGTTGCTATAGGGAGTGAAACGATATGGCAGGAGAAAAAGACTTCAATGAACGTAGTGCTGGCAAGAATCAAGCAAAAGTACGCGCATTGATATTGCCGATCAAGAAAGCACAGCAAGCAGAGCCAGGGAAGTCGAAAACACTTCCAGAGGATCCTCTTGAAGCGATGGTGGAGACGGGTGAGATTATCGAGCCGCCCTTTGACTTGCTTTCCCTTTCGATGCTAAGCGAACATAATACAGAGTTGGGCCCTGCCGTTCAGGCCATGGAGATAAACATAGAGGGATTCGGGCAGAGACTTGTCGGTCGATTGGATGCAGAGAAATTGAAAGACGATAAGGTTCTGCACAAGAAAGTACAAGAAGAAAAGGTCAGGCTAGATAACTTCTTTGCTTATGCAGCTCTGGATATCTCGTTCACGAAATTCAGAAGGATGTTGAGGGTTGATCTTGAATTGACGGGTAATGCTTACTTTGAAGTTGTCAGAAACATGAAAGGAGAGATCCAGGGGTTCAACCATGTTCCTTCGTACCAGATACGGCTTGGAAGACAGCAGAAAGATGCTGTCGAAGTTGGCATGCCGGTATATCAGTTGCAAGACAAGGGATCTGTTGTCATTGAGAAGATGAGGGTGTGGAAGAGGTTCAGGACTTTTGTACAGGCCAAGTATCTCTACCGTAGGGATCTGTCTTACGTGGGCACGTTTTTGAAGAGGTACTTCAAGGAGTTTGGGGATCCTCGAATATATGACAATGAGACTGGCGAGATTGTCAATGATGCAGGCAAGCTTGCCAAGCTTTCACCAGACAGAAGAGCAAACGAGTTGGTACATCTCAAGATTTACAGTCCTAGGTCTCCTTACGGCTTGCCTCGATTCGTCGGGGCCATGCTTTCGATATATGGAGATAGGGCATCGGAGGAGATCAACTACATTACGATCCAGCATAATAACATTCCCTCCATGGCATTGATGGTATCAAATGGGCAGATTACTCAGGGCACGATAGACAGAATCAAAGACTTTACCGAGGCTATGATCCAAGGTTCTGACAATTTTAGCAAATGGTTGCTTCTTGAAGCAGAGCCGGCAGAGGTTGAAGGAGAGGAACCCGGGGAGGTCAAGTTTGAGTTGAAGCCGCTTACTCAAGTGCAGCATAAGGATGCTTTGTTTCAGGAATACTCAAAGAACAATCAGGACAAGGTGCGTAGGCAGTTTAGACTACCTCCTTTACTAATCGGCAAAGCTGATGATTATACAAGAACGACAGCAGAGACTTCACGTCGTCTTGCAGATGAGCAGATATTTGCACCAGAGCGGGACGAGTTTGACAACCTGATCAACCGAGTGATCTTTCCGCACATGAATGTACTGTATCATAAGTTCAAAAGCAACTCTCCCAATACGACGGACAATACGGAGTTGGTCAAGATACTTGCCGGCGCAGAGAAGACTGGTGGCATGACGCCTCGTATAGCGAGAGTGATGCTTGAAGACATACTTGGGATCGAGCTTCCTCCTTTCCCAGAGGATTTCCCTGCTGACAGACCGTTTTCTGAAACCATGGCTGAGGCAGTAAAAAACATGGCTTCGCCTGTGGAACCGGGACAGCAAGTTACTGCCTTGAAAATGATCGACCAGCTCACAGAGTCAGACATTCCTCTTTTTGAGAAAACCGAAGAAGAAATGGTTGAGAAACTTCTCAGTGTCAGAAACAAGTTGGAGCAGAAGTGGCGTGAAGAGGTGGAGATAGAATAGTGCAAGTAGCTGTCGACAAGTTGTACGATCAGACAGTGATGATTGATGACTTGATTGCGAAAGCTCTCAAGTTGACAGAAGTGGCCAGGATAGCAAGAACGGAAACCACTCTTCGGAGATACATCAACTCAAAGTGGAACGCAAGGATGAGAAGGGCAACGAAGAAGGCTGTCTCCATGGCCAAAGACTTGAAGCCTGCTTCACAGATATCCAAAGCAATCGACAAAGAGATGAGTAAGTGGGCTGGCGATATCGAGAAGAAGTTTCTTGAGGCAGTTGAGAAGATGTATCGGAACGCTCGCATAGCTGGTTGGAAGAAAGCAACCAAGCAGACAAGGGCAAGGCTGACTTACGAGGTTCCTAGCTTTACAGAAGAAGTAAAGAAGCAAAGACCTGTTGCAGAAGTCTTACCAAGTTTTGACTTGGTAGACGAAGAAGCGGTCGAGGCTCTTCAAGATCATCAACTTTTTTGGATAGGAGATCATTACGAAGAGAATGTGTCTGCTTCCATCGCGGCAACAACGAAAGAAACGATGGTCGAAGCAGGTAAGGATAGAAGGGTAGCTGGCAAACTCATGGCAACCAGAGTGAAAGATACTCTTGAGCATGTGAGAACGCCTGGGGGGTGGCATGGCTCCTCAAGGCAATACTTTGAGGGATTGGTTGCGAACGCTGCCACAGTGGCCAGAGCACACGGTCAAACCCGTTCTTTTCAAGCTGCGATGGTTACGCGGGCAGAGGTGACCAACCCAGTTGACGAAAGGACGTGTTTCTGCGAGAATACTCTTATACTGATGGAGGGAGGATCTTGGAAACCGATTCAGGACATAAAAGTTGGTCAGAGAGTGATGACCCGCCAAGGCAGATCGCGGGAAGTTCTTCAAAGAGTAGTCAAATCATCATCAAACTGGGTACGAGTTTCTTTGTTTGGAGGCGGATTTCTTGAGTGTACCGAAGACCATTTGCTTGCACTCTTCGGGGGAGGGTGGATTAAAGCTGGTAAGTCAGGCAGAGCTTGGGTGGAGTTCTTCTCCACACAGAGAAAATCTGGTTTGTCAACACTGCGGCAGGAAATACAATCGAGTCAGTTACCACTCAAAGGTGAAAACTGCGTTCTGTTCAACAAGTTGTCGGAAATTAGCTACCCGAGTGGAACTAACATGCGTTTCATGTGGAAAGATTTTTACCCGCGCAAGAAGTCTTGCAGTGTCAAAGACAAACTACTGTTCACGCGAATGTTTGTATCGAGAAAAGAAAGAAGAAAAAATCGACTTCAAGTGTTCAGGCTGCGGGGTGATCTTCAAGACTCGGGTCAAGATAGGAGAGGAAGTCAAAAGGAAACGCTATTGTTCTTCAGCTTGCAGAACACACCATGTGAAAAAAGAGATTGCCTGCAAGAACTGCGGCAAGAAATTTTTCAAATGGAGAAGCCTATTAGATGCTCAGAAGCAGGAAGGAAACTTTTGTTCACGGGCTTGTCAAAAGAATTGGACTTGGATCGAGGTAGTTTGCGAAGTATGCAAAAAAACATACAAACGACTTCGCTATCACAAGTTGCCAAAAAGACTGTTTTGCTCACAGGAATGCAAGCAGAAAGCTTTGACGATAAAATTAAACTGCAAAACTTGCGGCAAAGAGTTTGTGGTAAACACTTACAGGCCAGATCCCAAATACTGTTCAGACAAGTGCGCGAGGAAGTCGTGGGAAGGGCAGAAAGTAACCAAAGTTTGCCTATGCTGCAAGAAAAAGTTTGTAGTTTTGAAAGCAATCGAAGATCGTTATCAGCATTGTTCTGCCGAATGCCGTCAAAAGGCAGAGAGGAGAGGATACACAGAAGAAGAACTGATAAAAATATGTCCAGGGTGTGGAAAGACTTTTCGAGTCAAAGCGATGGAGGTAGAGAAACGAAAGCACTGTTCGGAACATTGCAGGCGTCCTCCTATAATGAACAAATGTCGGACCTGTGGGAAAGAATTCCGGGTTTGTCCTGGAGTAGCAAAGACCCGTCTCTATTGCTCATTTGTTTGTTATCGGAAGAGAGCAAGGCCAACAAGTATCGAGATCGCAGTCAAGCGGTTTCTTCAGAAGGCCAAAATCAAATTCGAACAGGAAGTGAAAGTCGGGAAACGGTGGGTTGTAGATTTCCTGATTCCATCCCAAAACACAGCAATCGAAGTGGATGGGACTTACTGGCACTCAAAACCAGGAGTACAGGAACGCGACGAGAGAAAAGAAAAATATCTGATCAAGAAAGGTTACAAACTCATCAGACTTGCGGAGAAGGAAGTCAAAAAAGGGGAAAAGAGGATTGCCTATTTATTAAGGGATTTGTTCAAGTAGAGAGTGTCGAATTTTTCAAAAAAGAGCAACTAGCTTACGATATCGAAGTAGAAGAAGATCACTCTTACATAGTTGCTCCTGGGGTGGCTGTTCATAACTGCCCTGTCTGCTCGCATTTGAACGGTAAGATTTTCGAGGTGAGGCATTTGGTTGACAATATGGAAGAGGAGCTTGCAGCAGAAACAAAAGACGCGGTGAAGAAAGCCCACCCGTGGATGTCTATTTCTAAACTCAAGGGATTGTCTCCTCGTGCTGGCAACGTTAGCGCCGCTGACTCTGCTAGTCTTGCCAAAGCTGGAATAGCGCAACCTCCGTACCATTTTCGCTGTCGATGTGTTCTTGACATTTCAGTTGAAGCTGGTTCATGGGAACCTTTGTGAGGTAAGAGAATATGCCCAAGGTTAGACGTTCAGCAAGGAAGCCTGAAGAGACATCGGTTCCTGTTGTCAAGACGATTTTCTCTGAAAACCTTGACGATGGAAAACTCTATCCTTTGCGAGGTCTGCCAGGCGGGAGTGGGATAATCAGTGAGGAAGACAAGGGTAAAGTTGTTTTTGCCGAGATAGGCAGATATGAAAAACAAATTTTGCGTCCTGACTCTGATCCAGGGAAGATGACCACAGAAGAACTCATGGAAGCTCATGGTCGATTGCACGAGATGTTTGAGCAGGGAGATGTGAAGGGATTCTCTACTGAAGATGTGGTAAACCTTCATGCTTTGGTTGTGGATGAGTTGACAGATAGGGGGAAGAAGCACCCTGTTCCTCCTAATAATGGCCTGGACGATGTATCAGAGGAGTTTGAAAGGAATGAGAAGAAAGTCGAGAAGAGATATTCTCGCATTCAACATTCGGGAGTGAAGAGAGGAGAGAGGATTGAGCTTGCAGATGTCTTGAGGCACTTTGAGACTTTCAAGTTGAGAAAGCCTTACATTTATTTGGTGGGAGGATTAGCAAACCACGGCGAGACGGAAGGCGACATTGATATTTTGGTGAGGGATACGGAAGAACTGCCAGAGGATTTCAAACACGCACTTCATTTTCGCTTGGGTCGTGCTTTGCCTGCTGATATGGCAGAGAGATTGGAAATTCACTTCGACAATTTTCACGGACCGTTCACAAATTTTGTGGAGCTCTATGATCTGACTTTTGAGAGAGTGAATCCTGAAAACGAAATCAAGTTGATGCGAGCGGAGGAGGAGGTCGAAAAGAAAAGAGTCAAGCCTCTTTGGTCTTCTTCTGGTGGCAAGACGAGATTGGCTCCTAAGCTTGTTGAGATGTTGCCCGAACATAAAGTTTACGTAGAGCCATTTGTTGGTTGCGGGGCTGTAGGTCTTGCGAAGGAGTCTGTTGATACAGAGGTTTACTGCGATTTGGATCAGGATATTGTAGACGCCTTCAAGTTGGTTAAGAAGCTGACGAAATCTCAGTTGGAGGAGTTGAAGCGTAAGGATTGGGTTGGTGTTCCAGAACGCTACTACAAGTTGAAGAAGGAATCACCGAAAGGAGATGTGGAACGACTTTACAGGTTTTTGTACATTTCTAGCTTTGCATACGGTTCAGACCACAAGGGAGGGTTTGGTTATTACAAGAAGGGTCGTGATGTAAGCACTTTGTTGGCTAGGTTTGAATCTGTGTGTAGCAGACTGCAAGGCGTAAAGATAGAATCGGGCGACTATCAGAAGGTAGTTGAGAAATACGACAGCAAGGAAACCCTTTTCTACTTTGATCCTCCCTATGTTGGCTACAATGCTACTCTTGGAGAGAGGAAGTTTGACGAAGAGCGATTTCTGAAAGTGCTTTCTGGTTTGAAGGGTAAGTTTTTGCTCACATACGGAACGCGAGGAAAGCTGCCTAGGAAACTTAGGAAAGCTGGATTTCAGATCAAGAAGTTGAATACTCCACGACATGGGCTTGGTTTGTTTGCGAACCACGCAGAGCAAGAGAATCGACAACTTGCTACTCTGATCGTTTCCAATTACACCTTGGCAAAGAAGGACGACTCTGAAGAGTTGTTGATGGATATCTCTGAGAAAGAGATTGCAGAAATAGCAAAACAAGAGCCGCGAGCAGCTCCATCCAAGTTCATAGAGCAAGCAGATAGAGCCGAGAAGAACGACAAGCTTACTTTGGGTGAGTTCTTCTATCAACCAAAACCAACACGACCAGCTTTTCCAGAAGAGCTTCAGACTGTAGAAAGGTTGCTTTCTCTTTTCAAAGAGAGACCTGAATGGTTTCCCACCCGAGTTCAAAAGAAGTTTGATGGAGCTCGACACCAAATTCATGTTGATGGAGATAAGGTCAAGATCATTTCCGAGGATGGTGAAGACAACACTGCTCGACTTCCCGGAGCTGTCAAAGAACTCCAAACACTCAAGATAGATAAGTTGGTTTTTGACGCAGAAATTGAGCAATGGAAGGGCAAGCAGCATCTTCCTCGCGAAGCCGTTGCTGGTTATTTGCATTCGGAAGACGAGCCCGATGATTCTGACATTGTAGTAAACGTGTTTGACGTACTCTATCATGCCAAGGACGGTGACATACACAAGCTGCCTGTCGGAGAGAGGTTGAAAAAGCTGGAAGGGCTTGGCATCAAGCAGAGCACAATGGGAACTCCCAATCTGGAGTACAGATTGAACGCAGCACCTGGAATTGAAGTGAAAGATCTGACAGAACTAGAACGCGTAGTTAGGAAGATCAGAAAACTACCGGGTTCAGAAGGCATAGTTGCAAAACGATCCGATGCAGATTACCCGCTCAAGCTAACGACTCCTGATAGCTGGGTGAAATACCATAACGCAAGTACAGTAAGAGGGATCGTGTATGGAAGAGTGAAAACAAAGGGAGGAGTATGGGTCTACCAGTACGGAGTGTCGCCCGGGAAAGAAAAGCCTCAGAAAACCATCGAAGTGAAGGGCAAGACCGTTGTTCCTGTAGGCGATACGTTCGCAACCAAAAGAGACTTTGAAGACGGGGACGGGATTCTGATCGAAGGGGAGACTGTCAACATCGAAAGGAGTCCCAAAGGATTGAGAATCAGTGTTTGGGTCCCGCGAGTGATTGGCCCTTGGGAAGACAAGGCAGACACGGTTGACACAGCGGCAAGCAGAGCGAAGAAGAATCTAGTTCTACAAGAGAAAGTGATCGACGAAGAAGGGGAAGTTGAGTATCTGCCTACCAGAGCGGTTGAGAAGCAGGCAGATCCGTACATGGAGATACCTTCTGAAGAGAAGGGACCTTATGATTACACGGTGCAGCATCATTTTCGTGGAAAATCCTTACACTCAGATCTCAGAATAGTCTTGAGACCTGGCAAGCTTTTGATCGGCTGGACTTTGAATACTCAGATAGCAGGAGCAATCAAGGATCCTGTTGTTACGCTTGCGCAGGCAAGGCAATTGTCAAGAACTAGGATGAATGAGATCAGCAAGATCAACTGGCACACAGGCAAATGGGCAGAGCGTCCCAAAGCAGGCACGACAAAGCTTGTCAGGACTAGCATACTTTCGGAACGCAAGGCGCCGGAGCCATTTGCTTGGTTGAACGTGGAGGGCAAGACAAAGGAGCCAGAGGAAGGTAAGCCTCCTCCAGTTGGCGGGACCAAACAGTTTCCTGGTGTATTTCAAATCGTCGACAAGGGCAAGGTTGAGTACGGTTCAATGAAACCTTGGTTCCACGAATACTTTGTTCGTGGTCGTGCGATGAACTACCGTTTGATCTTTCGACAGCTTAAGTTGCCGGCGAAGAAGGCAGCTTACTCAAGAAAGCTTTGCATGTACGACGGATGCAAGAAGGTGCCGGAAGTTGACGTACTTTGGGCAGACGGTAGAGGCAGGGCTTGGTTTTGCAAAGAGCACCTCGAGAAGTGGAAGCAAGGGTTCAAGGATAAAGGAGAGGAAGGTTGGCTTGCGATAGTGAGCGAGAAGAAAGTTACAACTGGAGAAGTGCCAGAGAAGTGGGCCGACGTTCACAAGTCGATAGACAGTCTTGATGTGGAAGTGACAGTCACAAAAGAGATCGTGCTTCCTCCCTCTGAAGAGCAAGCGATGCCTGGACCTGCTTGGTTGGCTATGCAGCCAGATGACTTGACTCCCTATGTTCTTGATAGGGATGCTGTCAAGAAGGGCTGGATTCCTCCTGTTGGTGTCTCTGCACTTCCCAAGGCTATCAGAGATCAGATTCCTAGCGAGTGGCAGTATTGGAAAAAGAGAAGTGCTTCAGAGGCTCGCAAAATGAGAGACGGGTTGGTTGAGGCAGTGAAAGCAAAGGAAGTGAAACTTGACTATTCTGCTCCGTATAAGCGGAGTGTGAAGAAGGCTACCATGCTTGATTCCGAGTTTGTCTTACAGGAGCAAACTTGGAGAGGACCTATTCAGATCCGTGTGGGTCCTTCACGAACGCTTTGGTGGCTGAGATTGGATGTTGGCAGACCAGAGCTGATTGCAATTGAGATGTATCTGAATCCTCTTGACAACGAAAAGCTTGCAGTCAAACCAGGAACAGATCCACACAAGGATTCGATGAAGTTTCAGGGAGCAATCAAACCAGGGCACTACTTGAACCCGACAAAGGAGACACCAAGCAATATTGAGATACTGGATTCTGGCAAAGCGTCTGTGCTTGCGTATAGTAAGGACTTTATCAAGGTTGAGTTGAAGGGTAAGAGACTCAAGGGTCTATACCAAGCGAAGAGAAGCGATGGTGACTGGTTGTGGTCTCCCTCCGAGCCAGGGCCAGTGACGAAGGAGGACGAGTTGAAGGCTAAAATCAGATTGGAGATGCCTATTGCCAAGGTGGACAAAGAAAAACATCTAGTGACTGGAATTGTGCTTGAGCCGAATGAAGTGGACGCACAGGGAGACATCATAGATGCAGGTGCAATTGAAAGAGCAGCACACAAGTTTTTAGCAAAATACAACAGTGAGACAAGGTTAGGTCTGCTACACAAGATATTTGGAGAGAATGGAGTTGAACTTGTAGAGAGCTGGGTCTCCCCTCTTGATTTCAAATTGGGAGGTCAGAACGTCAAGAAGGGCACTTGGCTTATGACTACTCACGTAGTTGATAGCGTTCTTTGGAAGAAGGTTAAGTCTGGAGAAATAACGGGTTTTTCGATTGGCGGGATGGCGACTGTAGTTTGAAAAGAGGAAATACTTGACAGATGAGTGCTCGATTGCAACAATTGAAGCAGAATGACAAAGGAAATCAAGAACAAGACATCAAGCTCCTCATTGAACTTCTTGAGAGGTGCCGCTTTTATGGAGAGGTCCTACTCAAGTTTGAGGACGGACAGATTGTGCATCTTGAGCAATCGCAATCTTTCAACCGTGAAGAGTTGAGGAGGTTGGTGCGTAAATAGGAAAATTTGTAGTAGGTGTCGGATAAGTCGAAGCCTCAAGCAAATGCTTGTGGCTTTTTGTCGTTTCAGGGAGCACAGATGGCAGATAAAGACAAAAACAAACCAAGAAGGATTTTGGATGTAGACGTGAACGAGGTATCGCTGGTTGATCGAGCAGCGAATCTCAGAAGGTTTCTAGTCATCAAACGATTGACGAAGGAGGAGACAATGCCAGCTTTCGAGATGGACGAGAACGTGGTTGCTGAGGAGTTTGAAGGGATCTACACAGAGCTGCAAGATGTTGAGAAAGCTCTGCCTGACGATGCCTTTGACTCGCTCGAGGATTCCGAGATCGAAGAAATCCAGAAAGCACTTCCTGAGGATCTTGCAAGCGCACTCAAAGAGACAATCGCGTGGATGAAGCGCATGGGCAAGATGAAAGGTGCGCCGACAGGTTCAATCAATCGCGTACTGACCTTTCTAGGCAAGGTTGCCGGTGGGAAGTATCCGTATCCAAAACCTGCTGCCAAGTCTGAGGATGTTGAGAAGGGACTGCCTTCTGATATCGCAACTTCGGCTCGAAGGGTGGTTGCGTTCTTGGAGAAGGCAATTGAGGAGTTCCCGAACCTGAAACCAGTCAAGAAGTCAGAAGATGATGAGGTGGAGCAATTCGAAATTGAAAAGGCTCTGCCTGCTGACTTGGCGGCTGCCATTCGTCGAGTGGTGAGTTTTCTTGGCAAGGTGCTTGGGGGCAAGTATCCGTACCCGAAGCCTGCTGCCAAGGCAGACGAAGGTGTGACATCCACGGAGAAGACAGAAAAGTCCGAAGGGGGAGACACCGAAACTCCTGCGGTTCAGATCATGGCTGACGGTACAGTGATCGTAGGTGGCCAGGCTGTGCAGAAGGGAAAGAAGTTTACCCAAGGCAGGATCGGCACTCTCAAAGACATGACAATGCAGCTCCTGAAGCTGATTGGTGAAGTGGGAGACGAGGAAACCATGAAGGCGATGGGAGAGGCCATGAAGGGGTTCTCGTCTTACACTCAGGGAGTGCAGGGTGTTGCTCCAGCACAGAAGGCAGCAGAGCCCGAGAAGGACGAGGAGAAAGAGGAGCTCAAGAAACAACTAGCCGAAGTGACAAAGCAACTTGGCGAGGTGACAAAGCGCCTTGAGACCGTGGAGAACGCAAGGGCTGCTTCAACATCAGTGGATGGTCAGGGCGGTACTGACAAGGAAAGAGTCGAGAAGGACTTTTGGAAGGGTGTTCTCGATACGAGATAGGTAGAACAAACAATCAACCAAACCTTTTTTTGAACGAAGGAGGATTTGAAAATGCCAAGCGTGAGCAACGAAGAGCTGGTCAGAAAGGCAGTCATCGTTTCTGGTGACCTAGCCGCTTCTGGAAAGCTGAACCCAAAGCAAGCCGACCGCTTCCTGGACTATGTGATTGATGAGTCGGTGCTGAAAAACAATGCAAGAATCGTTCGGTTTCGCAATGAGCAGTTGCAGATCGACAAGATCGGAATCGGAGCAAGAGCGGCCGTGCCGAAGACAGAAGCAGTGGATCCCGGAATTCGGCGAGGCATCTCGACGTCTCAGGTGACCTTGAATCCACTGTCCATCATGGTGCCCTTTGAGATCGGAGACGAGTTCAAGGAAATCAATATCGAAGGTGAAGCTGTCAAGGATCATCTGATGAAGATGTTTGGGCGCCAGCTAGCCAATGATGTTGAGGAGCTTGCCATAAACGGCGACACAAATGGTCATGCCGTGCTGGAGAGCGTGTATGTCTCTGGTGGCGATGCTACCAAGTACGTCAAGGATGCTTATCTTGGTATGTTTGACGGTTGGAACCGTTTGGGCGACGGAGCGAACATCTATGATGCAGCCGGCGCAAGCATTGGCCTGGGTGTGTTTGGTGGGATGCTTCGAAAGATGCCGACCAAGTTTCGGCGTGACAAAAGGAACCTCCGATTCTTCATGAGTTCCGATCTTGCACAGCTCTATATTGAGAAGCTGGCAAGCCGAGCAACTTTGCTGGGCGACAAGTCTGCAGAAGGTGCCCCTCATTCACCTTATGGTGTGCCTATTGTCGAGGTGCCCTTGTTCGACTTCTTGCCTCCAATCGTAGAGCATGTGACATTGACAGGAACCACTGCAGTGGCTCTGCGGTACGGACCACTGTCATCT